AAGTCTAGTTTGCTTTGTATGTGACGTGTACCATTACCAGTACTGGCATCGTTAGGGTCAACCCATTGCATCCTAGTGAACACTTGACCGTTTTTCCCTCTAACCTGTACTGCTCTCTTAACAAGCTTCGCTGTGTTCAGCTCTGCTTTGATTAAATCAATATAAAGTTCCAAAATCCTCACCTCCGTATTACATACGATCATATTCTCCAAGTAAATCAGTGTTCTGAGGTAGGTGTAGACCTAGTATTCTGTCAAGTGCAATGTAACCATAAGTAAGGGCACAGGCTAAATGGTCGTCACCAATACGGGTTACACGCTCATAGATTTCACCTTCATCCTCTTCTACGATGGTACGAACGTTCTTTAAGTGCTTGATAAGCATTTTAAGCTTTTCAGAGCCTTCACCATTTATGTTGAACACTCCAAGTGCTCTACCTTTGATATTGTAAAGAGTACGTTTCATCTTAGTAGTTTTGTCTACACGAACACGTTGGGAGCCATCACTCCACGCATCTACTAATGGAATATTGTTCTTAGGAGTATCCCAATCACATGCAAATACCTTAGATGGGAATTGCTGTAGCAAGTAAGAGTTTCTATCTGCACCGAAACCGTTATCCGCCACTATTACATCAGGGTCATAAGGCTTTAATAAGGCAACAAACTGGTTCACCGATTCAAGGGGTTTATGTGGGTTGTCTTCAGCCCAATGCAAATCCAATAGGTCAACCCTATCATCTTCTGTAAGACCAAGCACAACCATCCAGTTGAAATGCCCCCAGTCAACCCCAGCTACAATTCTCTTATACTTGGAGTAGTCTCTGTGTCCAATCGGGTCTTGGTGCTTAATACAGTTATATACGTCTTGGTCTGTGATAATTAAGCCCTCAGAAGCATAGGGAATACCAATAACGTAGTTGTAGAATAGCTGTTTCGACTTGTACTCAAATTGGTTACGCATTACATTATCTGCACTAATCCACACAGCATCTAGCTGAGAAATGTGGTAACCACGAATATCTTTACGTGTTGGATAGTGAGCTACATATTCACCCTTATTCCAGCGGTTAAGCTCCTTATGACAACGTTTACACTGGAACTGGTATGCTCCATCATCAATGATTTCATTAATCATATCTACCTTTTTGTCATCAATACATACAATGTTATCAGGGTCTAGGAATTGCCAGTGACCACATTTATCACACTTATGGTAGTAGAATCGTTGGTCAGACTTTTGAAATAGGAAGTCAACACCACGTCCAGGTATAGTAGGGGTAGACCATCTACGCATGAAGCCATAATGAGAGGATTTTAATGACTCTTGGAAGGCTGTCTCTACGTTATCTTTCATACGATCATACTCATCCAGACCTAGGATGTCTATATCAGCACCCTCCCCAAGCCCTGAACCCCATGCAGAACGTAGGAAAAGTACACTGTCTCTGATTTTCTTAAGACGAACGTTATTCATTTTCTTGTCAAGAGTACTCATTAAGTAATTGGATTCCTCAAATATAGGAGCAATACGAGTGTTACTAAAATCCTCCATTTGCTCTTTACGTGGGAATGTGTACATGGCTTTAGTGTTATTGTGGGTATCCAAGAACCATATGAACTCTGTGATTGCCATTTCTGATAATCCCAACTGACGTGACTTACGTACAGTTTTGTTAGGGTGTTGGTCACGTAGTATGTCAATCTGCCACGGTCTATGTTTAAGAGCAGTCTTAGTACTGTGGAATGTCATTGGGTTTCCCTTAATAAATCTATGTTTAAGTGCCCATAATGCAGGGTCTTTCTTTTCCAGTATAGCCTGTAACTCATAATTACTGATGTTGTCCATATCTAAAACCTCCTATAAAAAGAGGATAAGGTGGTAGCCTTATCCTTCTTCCTCTTCTTCATTATCTATTGTATCACCTAGAGCTTCCTTACGAATCATATCATGTAAGTCTTTCTTCTCTTGGTCTAGTTCATCCATAGGGTTGTCAATCTCTTTACGCTCAACCTTAATCTCAGCTTCATCGTTTACACCATTGATAGCCATGAGTGCATTGTCCATAAGCTTTTTAACCTCAGGGTCACTAGCATTTACAACCTGTGATAGCTTAGTCATCTTAACTTCATCAAGTGTATTTTCACTACGTTCAGTGGCTTCACCAAGTAGCAACAGGTCAAGCTTGATTAGGTCAGACAATTGTTTAGCATTCTGTATGCCCTCAGCCTTGCCAGCCTTTACATTCTCCAAGTATGAATCTATTAATCCTTTAATATTCGTCCTATGTTCAGTCTTTGCTTCCTCTACATCAGTTGTCAGTCCAGTAGCCTTACCAAATTTCATAGCAAAGCTAGAAACAACAGCCTTTTTCTCACGTTTATCAGCCATATACACTACCTCCTTGTCTTCTTTGAGAAAAATAAAAAAGAGCATATATCTAATGATATATACCCTTCAAGGTCACTGACACGTTATAGCCTTCCTTTTCAAACTGTTCAGTTAGGTTCCGTACAGCAAAACGTAAACTTGACTTCTTCAATATCTCCTCTATAGCAGGGTGCTTAGAAGCTTTCCCTATTGCATCTTCTTCATCTTTTCCTAGTACTACTCCAGCCTTATCCTCATGGTCTATAGGGACTACTAGGAAGATGAAGCGTTCCAAGCCACTCATTCTATCATAATTCCCATATAAGGAATAGTGTTGTCTATCTTTAGGTTAACCTCATGCACACCATTTACTATTACCTTGTGTATCGGTCCATTCTTACCATCTACCTGACACTCTGCCATAATCTCATCCATCATTTGCTGATTGATATAGGCGGTGGTAACATGCATACCTTTTTCCATAGCATCCATCACACAGTTCATAACCTCTGTAAGTGTCTCTGTTTCATCTGAGTTTATCATAGTTACATGACGATGAATACCATCACCAGCACCAGTGTCTACAGGAGCACCACCTTTTATAGCCTTAAGTATTTCCTGAGTGAGGTTGCTAGCACTCTCTTTTACTGTAGTTGTAGATTGTTCAGGGGCATAATCCTCACAGTCTTCTTCTATATATAAAGGTAATTTGTCCTTAAGCTTCATTGCTTTTTCGATAACAGGGATGTGTTTGCATACTTGACGGTGGATACAACCATAGCATTGTTCAATTGGGTAATTTTCCATTGCGTTCCCTCCTCTTTGAAGTAAAAGAAGCGGAAAAGACAAAATCCTCTCCGCTCCCTCTGTACTAACCAAGCATGTTACTTGATATCGCAATCAGTACTATGACTACGATACATATAAAAAACACAGTCGGGACTGGAGTAGAAGCCCTAACCAACCACAAAACCAGCACAATAAGTAGCAGTATCACGAGTAAATGAGTTATAGCCATTACTTCACCTCCCTAATCAGAATATAGGGTGGAAGTATACATTCCCATATCGTCCTCTCCTGACAATGATAAGGTACTCGTCTACCTAGAACACAGGAAATATCAGGAAATGTTGCTTAATCCTCTTAAAATCATAGAAAAAGGTGGGTTGCACCCACCTCTCTTTTAAGTCAACTATTTATCTACACCCACTACATACCCCATAATGGTGATTCTCTCATACACCTCTATCTTAGAAGTGTGTTGCAGGGATAAAACCTGACCTCTGATAGTCACCTGCTGGAGAGTTAGTATGTCCATTCCTGAAAATTCGATGTTCATACCTGCAACAAGCGGAAACTTATCGAAATACAGGAATCCTATGGTAATCTGTATGTTTGTGGTGGTAGTCTTTTTGTCATAAGCCTGTACAATCACGTTCTTCATCTCAGGAGCAGGTATGCCATTGAGCTTGTAGTCCGACATTGTAAGTAGCTTTATCATTTGAACACCCTAAATCTCTTAGCAAGCGGATTCATTTGGTTGTCTTCTTCGATTTCATATGTCTTTTTATCTACATCATCTACATGTATATAGCCTGTAGCGGCTTTCTCACCATTAAAATAGCTGTACTGGATAGTAAGTGTATCCACATTAATTACAACTCCCCTAGCTACAAACTCAGGCGGTGTATCGGGCTTCATGATGTCTTGGTTGTATACTTCGATGAACATGCCAGGTTCTATCTCCGCAGTATTAAAGATTGTACGATTGGATAAATATTCCTCCATATTCATAGCAATCACTCCTTCTTCTTAAATACTTTCTTAAGGTCATCCAATGTCTGCATTTCCTCTACTAACTTATCATTGCAAAAGTCCCTAGCTCTCTCATAGTTGTCGTCAATGCCACCAGCACCCGATAAATCCTTAGTAGGTAGCTCAATCCC